CTGCGAGATCGTCGAAAACAAGGCCATGCCAGCAGCGCCTGAGAACAAGGCCCGCAAGCGCAAGGTGCGGAAATGAGATACAACCGCAAATCCGTTTCGGTATCGGCATCGGCAGACAGCCCTGCCGTTTCGCTGGCAGACATGAAGCTGTTTTTGCGCGTTGACGGCGCAGGTGATGACGACATCATCACGGCATACATCGCCACGGCAACCGAGGCGGTGAAGCAATACCTGCGGCAAGCTATCCTGACCGAGACGTTCGTGTTCAGGGCGGACGGCTTCACTGATGGCTATGGCGATGACCGCTTGCTGGCCTTGGGGCCGGGCGTGCATACGGTATCGCGGCCTTACATTCTGGGCGGTGGTGAAACACTGGATCTTCCCTTCCCCCCGCTGCAATCCGTCACCAGCATCGTCACCTATGATCGAGGCAACAACGCCAGCACATACAGCGCCAGCCGCTACCAGGTGGACCTGACAAGCGGGCGCATCTACCTCAACGAGGGCGAGACATGGCCGAGCGATCTACGGGCGCAGGACGCGGTAGAGGTGACGTATGTTGCAGGCTACGGCTCTGGCAGCATCCCGACGCCGATCCTTGAGGCGATCCGCATGTATGTTCAAAGCATGTATGAGGGCTGCGCTGGCATGACCGATCAGGCCAAGGCGTTGCTGGCACCGTATCGACGCGCGGATGAATTGGCATGGTAAACTGCTGCAAGCCTTCCAAGTATAGCGCACGCGATCTACGCGAGATCGTGACGTTCGAGCGCGTGACCAACACGGCGGACGGCTACGGCGCACGGGTGCAGGCATGGGCGGCGATTGAGGGCGCACCAACGCGAGCGATGGTCAAGCCAATGTCCGGGCGTGAGCGCTGGGCATCTGAGCGCACCGAGGCGACAGCAAACTATCGCATCGTGACCCGGTACAATGCCGACCTGACCGAAAAAGACCGCGTGTTGATCCGGGGCAGGCCATGCAACATCCGCTTCATCGCCAATGTGGACATGGATGACCGGTGGCTTGAGATCGACGTTGAAATGGGCGCGGCGGTATGACCGTCACCATTCGCCTTGAGGGTTCGGACCAGCTACAGCGCCAACTGCGGCGGCTGTCCGACGATCTACGCGAAGAGGCGGGCAATGTAGTCAAGGCCGTTGGCATTGAGATGCGGGCCGATATTGTTAAAAGCCTAGATGACGGGCCAGCATCGGGGCGGACGTACACGCACTACTTCTACACCAACAAAAACGGCAAGCTGGTGCAGGGGCGCAAACGGGCAAAGCCGCACACCGCATCAGCGCCGGGGCAGCCGCCCATGTCCGACACTGGATATCTGGCAAACCGGATCACGTTTGACCGCCTTGGCGATCTTACGGCAGTCGTCGGGACAAAGGTAGATTACGCCTTGCACCTTGAGTACGGAACCGAGCGCATGGCGGCGCGTCCGTTCTTTAGGCCAGCGGTAGAGCGGATGCGGCCTATCTACATCGGCAAGCTGGAAGACATCATTCGGAGGGCGGCGCGATGAACTTCGCAGGCGTAGCGCAGGCCGTCAGGGCGCGGCTGGCGGGTGACACCACATTTTCTGGGCTGGTCAACTATATCGGCTATGACAAGCCCCAAGACACGCAGCCTGAGAGCCTCACGCCGTTTCCCTATTGCATCATTGAGGACGTGACATCGCGGCCTTGGGATACCAAGACAAGCGACGGCGGCGAGCAGCTTGTGCAGATCACGACATTTTGCAGGCCGACGGCAACGCGATCCGCTGTTGATCTGGCCAACGCCACGGCGCAGCAAGTCTATGACCTGTTGCACAAGTTTGACTTGGTTATCGCCGGATCGAACACCGTGAATTGCCTGTTTGAGGAAAGCCCCGGCAACATACCGGACCCAGACGGCTTTACGCGCTACAGGCCGATGACGTTTCGAGTGACTTACTCAAGTGAATAGCGTGACTTTGCAGATTTGCAGTTGCGTGGTATAACTTTGCAAAGCCAATGAAAGGGCAAAACAATGGCAGCAGAAGCAGGACGCGATCTACGGATCGAATATGCGTCGAACGGATCAACATACACCGGATCGTTCTTCATCACCTCGTTTGAGGCGACGGGCGAGCAGGCAGACACCATCACGTTCACGCTTTCGCTGGAAAGCAGCGGCGCGATTACGGCTTCCTGATGAGCGAAGTTTTCAGAGAAGTCGCGCTTTCGTGGCAGGGTGATGAACACCACATCACCCCGTCATTAGCGTTGCTGAAGCGGATCAAGGCAAAGGGCATTCACACGCTCAACCTGGCGCAAGCCTGCATTCAAGGCGGGGCCGATCCCATTGACCTTGCCGTGGCGCATAAGATTTTCTTGGCGCAGGCTGGCGTGACGGTTTCCGAAGAGGACAGTTATGCGTTCATCGTGGGCGGCTCTCAGGATGTGATCGACTTTCAGATCGCGTTTGTCTCTGCTGTCTTGCCGTCGATTGATCTTGGAAAAAAGCCGACGCCCCGCCCGACGACGGGACGGGGGCGGACGAAGAAAACAAAGACATAGACTTCAACGCGCTTTATCTCGCGGCGAGGTCTTGGGGCATATCGCCTTCGGAGGTCTGGCAGATGACGTTTTCGGAATTGCTCTGTGAAGCCATGTCAAAGGACACGCAGCCACGCCGAAACGTACCAGGCAAGCTATCCCAAGCTGAGGTTACGCGCCTGAGCAAGCTACTGGAGCCTGACAATGGCGCTTAAACCACTCTTAGTCAAAATCGGCGCAGACACGAGCGGCCTAGAGCGCGGTCTAAAGCGGGCAGGCGTGGGCCTTGCAGGTCTTGCCAAGGCGGCAGGTGCTTCGGCTGCGCTGGTGGGCGGCGCTCTAAGCGCAATGGCGGTTCAAGGCCTACAGCTTGGAAACGAGATCGAAAGGCTATCGCGGCGGGCAAATGCGTTGCCCGAAGACTTCCAACGCATGGCGGCAGGCGCTCTCAAGTTTGGCATCGACAGCCAGGGCTTGTCGGACATTCTGCAAGACGTCAACGACAAGGTGGGTGACTTCCTGACCACCGGCGCTGGCGGCATGGTGGACTTCTTTGAAACAGTTGCGCCGAAAGTGGGCGTTACGGCAGATATGTTCCGCAAGCTGTCAGGGCCGCAAGCCTTGCAGCTTTACGTTTCCAGTCTGGAAAAGGCCAATCTAAGCCAGCAGGAAATGACGTTCTTCATGGAGGCAATCGCCTCTGAGTCGACAAGCCTCTTGCCGCTCTTGCAGAACAACGGCGCGGCAATGCGCCAGTTTGGCGATGAGGCGGAGCGGGCTGGACTAATCCTATCAGGCGACATGCTGGAGCAGTTGCGCGAGGCAGAGCGCGCAATGGGCCAGATGGGCAACGTCGTTCGCGTCTTGCAGCAACGGCTGGCCGTCGAACTAGCGCCATCATTGCAGGCGGCAGCCGAGCGGTTCAACGAACTTGCACAATCTGATGAGGTGCAAAGCGCGATTGAGCGGCTTGCGGGCGCGTTTGGCAATCTTGCCGAAATCATATTGTCCGAAGACTTCATGCAGGCGGCGATTGACGGCCTGGCGGGCATTGCCAATGTCGCGGCTAGCACCGCTGAGGCTATGGTTGCAATCTCGCAGCATGCAGAATTGGTTACAATCGCTCTTGGTGGGATTGCCACGGCTGCGGTCCTGATGGGCGGGCCGCTAACTGTTGCTGCAGGTGCAATCGCGCTTGTCTTGGGTGGCATGGCTGTTTGGAAGCGATATAGCAGTGAGATGGCCGAAGGGTCGGATACTGCGAAGGAGGCGCAGGACGCGCTGAATGCAGCGTTAGGCACCTTTAGCGATACTGCAGCTCCGGCGGCGGGTAAGGAAGCCATAGCGGCAGCCAAGGCAAATGTAATTTATGCGGAAAGCGCGCTTGCAGCGGCGGAAGCAGAACTTGAAAAGAAAAGGGCAATACAAGGCGCAGGCGATGCACTTTTAAGTCAAAACAGGTTGACAGCCGAAGGTTCTGGTTATGGCGATGCCATGGCGGAAAATACAGCTAAGGCCGCAGCCGAAGTGGAAGCACAGACGGCAAGGCTGGAAGTCGCGCAGACCAGATTGGCAAGCGTTGCCGCTCGCATTATGGGCGCTGACTATTCAGGCGGCGGCGGAGATATAATTGATCTGGAAGATATTGAGACGCCGTTTGTGCCTGGCAGAGTGCCGTCTGACAAGCGACCGCGCAGCCGTGAGGACGCAGCATACGATGAGTTTTTTGGCCCGCTGGACATCGACACTGGCGGCACCGCTGGCCTTAGCACTGCCGATCAGCTACGCGAGCAGCTTGAGGCTCGACTTGAGGTTCTGACCAACGGCCTAATGACCGAGCGCGAAGTCGTGCAAGAATGGTACGAAGAAGGCCAAACGGTTCTTGAGGACGCGCTTGCTAAGGGCTTGCTGACCGAAGAAGAATATCGAGAGCAGCGCGAACGCCTCGAAGAAGAGCACCAGAAGCGCATGAACGCGATCAAGCAAGCTGGCGCGGCTGCTGATCTTGCCGCGGTTGCGGGCGCGGGGGCCGAGATATTAAACGCCATCGGGCAGAACAATAAGAAGGCGTTAAAGCTGGCGAAAGTCTTTGGCGCGGCTCAAGCACTAATCAGCACTTACGAGGGCGCATCAAAAGAACTCGCAAAAGGCGGCATCGCCGGATTTGCGGCGGCTGCGGCTGTTATTGCGAAGGGCATTGGCTTTGTGAACGCGATCCGAAGCGTGGGCGACAACGGCTCGACAGGCGGCGGCGGCTCAACAGGCTCAGCATCCAGCGCCGCCGCAGCACCCGCAGTCCCAACCCAAACCGTAAGCATCAACCTACAGGGCGACACGTTTAGCCGTGGCAGCGTTGAAGGCTTGCTGGAGCAGATACAGTCACAGCTAGATCGTGGCGGAAGGCTGGTGTTCTCATGAGCGTTGTCATTCAATCCGGCTTCACAGGCAACGCGCAGCCTATCGACCAGCCGCGCATCTGTTTTGACAAGCACACGGCAACCGTGGGCGTCACCAGCAGCGCGAGCGGCTACGATCCCGACTGGATGCTGGACGGTGAGACGTGGAGCGTCTGGCGGGCGGGCGGAACGTCGCAAACGATCACCCTGACATTCTCAAGCCAAACTACCAGCTATGCCGCGATTGCCGCGCACAATCTGGGCAGCATCGGCGCAACCGTGACGTGCCGCGTTGGTGGCGTGACTGTTGGAAGCATCAGCCCGACAGATGACAGCGCTATCGTGTTCCTGTTCTTTCAACGCACCGCAAGCCAAGTGCAGTTTATCATCACCAACGGCACAGCCGAGATCGCCGTTGCGCAGGCTGGCGAGGTTCTGGAAATGCCGCAGCTATCGGTGTTCACGGGCTTGCCGATCAGCGAAAGCAAGCAGGTGCGCTACCGTCACCAGCAGAGCATCACGGGCGACGTTCTGGGCCGCGCTGTTGAGGGCGCAGACCTACGCTTTGATCTAACAGTGCAAAACCTACCTGAGACCTTTCGAGCGGCGTCTGGCGACATCACATGGAAGGGCTTTATCAATCACGTTGATAACGTCGGGCCGTTCTTCATTGCCGCCAAGCCGTCTAGCTATCCTGACGATGTTGCCTACGCGCGGGCAACAGAGCGGCCACGGTTTAACCGCGAGCGACCCAACCTCAACAACAGCGGGGCCGTCACGTTCCAGTGCATGGGGTATGCAGCGCCATGACGAAGATCGTTGAGCGGATCAGGGTGGACATGCAGCGCTGGGATGACTTCATGGCCCAGGCGAGGCCGATGCTGGACGCCATGCCCCAAGAAAAGCGCGAGGCGTTTGCAGAGTTTTGGTGGAACCTTGAGGACGCCGGATGCGAGGCGGCGGAAACAGTATTCCACAACGGGACGGTTTACTGCACGCCGTCTGACGATTTTCGCCGGGCGCTTGCTGAGTTTGGGGTGACGGTAGAATGAGCAAGATCGTCCAAGTAGTTGAACTGCGATACAAGCGATGCAACCTGCGCTTCGGCATCGGGACATGCACGGCGACCGGAACGCCCAAGTGCTTTCAGACCTATGCGACGTGCAAAGCTAAGGACGTGTTCAATCAGTCCGGCGGGCTGTCTTGGTACTTTCACAGGCATGGCGATCCGGTGCCGCCGACAGCCGCGTTGCCTTTTCCCGACTTTCCTTACCCGCCAAGCATTCCGATCCTGCAAACGGTTCGGAGCGAGCCGACGCGCCTCAACATCGGGGCCGTGCGTGAGGGGGAAAGCCCGTTCGGGTTGCGCGGCACAATTTCCGTCACGCTGGATGACTTCGAGTTTCGCAACCAGTTTGGCGACTTCTATGCCGACGAGCGCACGGTCAAGGGCAGCTTGGGGCGGCTGTTGCTGGCGTGGCTTGGCGAGGCCGTGCCGCAGGTGGAGATGTATCTCTACACCGGAACGGATGCCGACGCCGCGCTGACCGACATGACGATCCGGCGCTATGACGTGGTGAGCATCACGCCGCCGTCGGGAGGATCTTGGACCATCACGGCGATTGATCCGCTGGCAAGGGCCGAGCGCAAGAAAGCGCAGTTTCCCCCGGCGACTGACCTGCGGTTGCAGTCCGACT